CTATTGTTATTTCGCCGTCCTCGACCGCAACGGTCTCCGTGATGCTAATTAGCCCGGTGCCCGTTATCGTTACGGCGTGCGAAGTTGTTACGGTCGTTATAATGCCCACCACCGCGCTGCCGTCCCAGGGTAGGCGAACGTCCGTAACGTTATCCACCACCACCTCCGCACTACTTCCGTCCGTGTCAGTTCCGCTCAAGTACAGCGTCGCCCCGTTCGCCCCATCAGCCCCAACGCCCAGCTTTTGCACGCGACCCTGCACGGGCTGCCAGCCGCCGTTCGTCTTGATATAGCGGTATAGCTTATCATTGATTGTGTCCTGAAGATAGAACGCGTTATTCATATTGGCCGGCTTAATCGCGGTCGTATCGCTAAGCCTGCCCCGGTAAACAAGTCCGTCGCCAGTGGTCTGAAAGCCCAGGCGTTGCTTGTTCCCGGTAGCAGGGTACTGCCCGAAGGCAGCCCCTGCGGTCAAAAAAACATACAAACTAAAAAGTAGTATTTTAAATATCCCTTTCATTCGATGTATGTAAATACGACTGTATAATTAGCCCCGTCCCAATGCGCTGCCTCTTCTATTGTTATTTCGCCAGTACCTGTTTTTGCCCATTGGCTATCAACCATTAATTGCCCTGACTGGTACACGTCTATTTGCGCCTCATTGTCCGGCAATATCCCGCTATTTCGTGTAACAGTCAATACCCGCGTATAAGAATCTATAAATTCCTGCTTAAAGACATTTACCGCCCTTACGCCCGGCAAAGTGCCTGCAACTGCAATGTTGCCAATGCCTGAAGATCTAACAGAACTTCTAACAGTACTTTCAACGCCCTCTTCATCTTCGAGTATCAATTCACGGGTCAGTTCGGTAAAATCTGATGATGTTGCTAATAGTGCCCAATCTCCCGCAAATATCTCTGTTTGAAAATCATAAGTACCGCTCAAAAAAAGCCAAAAGCCTGAGTTGTAGTTTAGAACATGGTGCGGTAAAAGCGCTTTAGCTAAACCTTTATTATTTTGGAAGGACGTGCCTAAAAATTTGCGTACCGGGTAAATTTGCCCCCGGATGATTTCATTTGCCAGCAATTGCCCAAACTCCTTAAAATCCCCCGAATTGCCTACCCTCCAGCCCGTACTTTGCACCCAGGTAGATGTGTTGTTCAAAACCTGAATAGCCCCAGGGCTTACCTGATTAGGACCGTCCCCAATGCGGGTTTGTACCTCAATCTCCCTGCTGCTGCCTTTTGTGCTTTGCGCTGCATATCTGTAAATGTCGCTTTGATCGTCAAAATTGCCCGTTTGCAACACTTCCAGATACGACGGTCCCAAACTAAACGAATACGTTACCTCGCCTCCCGACGTGCTTAAAATTAGCTCATTGCCCAATTCGTCAAAGGCTTTGTGCGCCTGGAAGTTGAAAATGATTTGCCCGGTCGTGTTTAAAGGTAGGGGAGGGGTAATAAACTCGATGCGGTTTACCAAGTCCGCAAATTCCTGATCTATCCTGTCGCCGGTAACATAATACCACTCCGTTACGTCCGTTGACCATTCAGTAGCCCCAATGCCGCCTTTTAGCGTATAAAGCCCCACAATCAACTTTAGGCGAAAAGTAACAAAGTAGGCCACCCCAGTAAAAGGATTGCGTTCAGTTCGATATTTAAGCGTTGAGGCAAAGGATATTTGAGTATTGCCGCCGTTGTCAGTTACAAATCCAAAGTCCGCGTATTGCGAGCTGTTTTGCGTGAACGTGCGCCCTACTAAAATATTCCTGGCTTGTATGTGTTGATAGTCAACCGTTACTTTTTTGATCGGTGCAAAGTAGTTGAAGTACCCACCTGCAAAGCGGATAACCTCTGCATTGGTTTTGCTAAATTCGTGCAATCGTCTAAAATCCTGCGAGCTTTCAATTACCTCCGTGCCTGTTTTGGTATAGGTAAAAACCGTTTTGGCAGATGGGCTTAACATTTCATTTACCTGCACAAAATAGAAGGACGTGCCCGAAAAAAAGAATCTTGCACCCCATGCCGTGCAAATAAATTGCAGTACTTGATAGCAGGAATAATAGCGTTTGTTTTCTTTTGTGTCAATCCAATAAAACGCGTTTTCGCTTACCCTGCTACGACTTAACGGGTTTATAGTCGAGGCATAATTATAGCTATCCTCATGCCAATTGCACACAACGCGCAGAATCTTGTAATTTGCATCAAACCCGTCAATAATGCCGTCAAAGCCCGTTAGCTTGTTGATTATCTTAAGCAGGATTTCTACAAAGGTACTTTCGCCCGTAAAAGGTCCAGCAAGCGAGTTGTATTCAATCCCCTTCAAAACGCCGATTGCATCGGTGCCCACAATTTCGGCAATATATCCAACGTCTAATGGCCTATCTTCTGTATTGATTAAATCCGATAGAATGTAGCCCGTCCAATTTATTACAGGTCCTGATAGGGTAGAGGATTGCACCTGTAATACTAAATCGCCTTCCTCAACCGTTACGATATCGTCAATGAATTGTTGCAGGTCGTTGGAGTTTATAATCATCCTGACCTTGCACTGAGAACCGATAACGGACGAAAAACGCTCACGGTCTTCATCTCCCTGATAAGTGATTTCAACGTTTTCTGCTGAAAAAGCAATAGCGCTGCCGCTGTAATTTGCATCGAAGATGTTTACCGCAAATTGCGTATCTTTTTCAGAATAAAAAACGCCTTGAAATCTCAATCCCATTACCTCACCCGATTTGTGCGCCTTTCGGCACGTGTTACCAATAACGCCAAATCGTTGCCCGAAATGCGAGCCTCAGCGACAAAGCCGCCGTCCTGTTGAAAGTTGCTCAAAAACTCGCCCATCCGCTCAAAGGGTATGATAAATTCACGGCCTGACGGATTATCGCCGACGATTGCCAGGGTTTCGCCCGTCGTTAAGCCACCATCAGCAAGTTTTATCGTAGATAGCAGTGCCTTTGTAAGCTGCCCTGCCGCTGCACCTGCTGCGATAGCGACAGGCACAATAGCACCTCCAAGTAGTTTACCCAATGGGCTGTCTATCGTTTTCTCAATCGCCCTTACTACAATTAACTGAACAATAGCGCCTATCAAATCAATAAGTACCTTTTGCGCCGCTTTTCCAAAACTTACAACGCCTGCGATTGCATCACTAAAATTTTGTCCGATAGATGTGATCGTTGTTGCAATTATTTGCCCTAAATCTGCCTGTCTTTGGGATGCGTTATTTGCCTCTTCGATTTCCGCTTTTAGCCTTTCATACTCTGCTGCCAATACCCGTACCGCCTCCGATGCAGGTCCAAACTGAACAATGGCATTTTTTAAAGCCTCTTCAGTCGCTTTAAACGTTTCCTCTAACGGGTTTGTCTTAAATACCGCCGCCGTGTCGTTAATAGCTTTTAAGCCTTTTTCATACTCCAGCAATGCCTCTTTTTGAACATTTATAATCGGCGTGCTTTTGCCCAAATCTGCCAGGTTTGAGCGAACGGAGTTGAGAGATGATCTTGCAACATTGCCCAAATCCGTCAATGCCTTTTGAGTCCTGAAAAGTTGCGCCCTTAGCGTGTCTTGTTCCGATAGGTCAATTTCAGCGACTTTTTGAGTTCCTGTACCATCACCGCCTCCCCCTGATGTTGGAACGACTGGTTCAATACCCAAAGACGTTATAAGCTCCGATAGTACATTTTGAGATTTAAGCGATTCGGCAGTAAGGGCTTTTTGCGCGTTTTTATTGTTTTCGATTTGCGTTTCAAGATCGCGCAAACTTGCAGCGTATTGTATGGCAGTTTGCGTATTTATTGCCGCTGTTTGCCCGTATGATCGCTCTGCCTTAGCGTATATGCTTGTAGCCGGTGCGCCAACCGCCCTGCGTCTTGCAAGCTCTGATTCAAGCTGTATTTGTTCCTCAGCCAAATCAACCAATCTGGTTTTTTGCTTTTCTACAATGCCCTCAAGCGCTGCCAGCTTAATCTTTTGCTCAAAAGCGACGTTTGCGCCCTCTTGCAGCTCTTTGATATCCTTTATCGTGTCCTTTTCGGTAATTAAGCGGGGTAGGTACGTTGAATAGTTGGTGTTAAGCTCGTTGATTAGCCTTTTACGTGTTTCGGTAGAGATGTTTGCGTCCGATAGCTGTTTAACGAGCAAATCAAATTCCGACCTCTCCCGCATGATGTTTTTAGCACCATCGCTTACGTAGTCGTTGAATGTCTCAACTTCAGGGTTTAGCTTCTTGTAATTTTGGAATGCTTTAAAAATAACCAAACCCAAAGTACCGATTGCCAAAGCTGCAATGCCTATTGGAGAGGCTAAAAACGTAGCTGCCTTTGCAAGTGTGCCTAATCCGACAGCTCCTATTGCCGTAACCCTGGTAAGTGCCCCAATGGCAATTAATGCAGGACCTATCGCCGCAACAAGGGCACCAAAGGCAATAATATTTTTTTGCGTTTCGGGTGAGAGTCGTTTAAACCAATCCACAACATCATTTAGACCTTCAGTAACACGCGCTAAGATGCCGGCCAAATCAAAATTAGCCGCAATAGCCCTGCCTAACTCCGCAACCGCTATTTTGACTTCATCCTGAAAGTTGCCAAATGCCGTACTTAAACCGCCCGTTGCCCTTTGTACTTCAGGCAGGTTTTGCAAGGCTTCAACAATGCGCCTGTTAAACTCTTGTGCGCTAACGCCCGTATCGCGGATTTTATCAATACTTTTTGTGCCAAATGCAGCCTGAACTGCTTTACCGATTAAGGGTACATTTTCCTGAATGATGCCAAAATCCTGCTGCAATATCCTATTCTTACTTATCATTTGAGTAAGCTGATATTGCACGCTGTCAAGATTTTGAGCAGTCCCGCCTGTTGCGGCAATGGCAGAACCGAACGCCTGTAGGGTCTGCCTGGCTTCATCTGCACTAAGCCCAACGGCCTGTAAACGGATGCTGCCTCTTACAGCTTCTTCAAATCCTAAGCCTGGCGCCCTGGCTGCAATCTTTAGCTTTTCAAGTTCAACCGCCGCCGCCTCCGTGCTGCCTGTTACCGCCGTCATGCCCTTTTCGAGCTTCTCAATATCGGCAAACGACTTTAAAGCAGCAGCTCCAACGCCAATTAAAGGAAGCGTTAGGCTTTGCGTTAAGGTAGAACCGACCTCAGTAACTTTGCGAGAAAAGGCTTGTAAATCGCGTTCAATGCGTCGCATGGATTGCTGAAATGCTGATGTGTCCAGCACCAAAGTAGCGTTCAAACGTGCATTTCTCGCCATGCGTTTTTATTCTTTTACTTGTGCAAATCCGGCTTTCATCTCAGCGTCCCACCGCTCCCACTTTTTGCGTGTCTCTTCGCTGACTTCTTTTGCCTTTGGCTTTTCCTTTTTGTCCCAGGGTAGGTTAATCAGGTCGGTAGGCTTTAGCCTTACGCCCTTCTTTACCTTTGCCTGTAAAAGTAGTGTTGCGTGTATGCGCATTCGCTCCCAGGCTGCCTGTTGTTCAAGCTCTTCACGTCTGCGGGCACCTTTTAGGACGTTGTAAATTTCGCGGTATGTAGCCTCCCAAAATTCGCTTAGTTGACGTTGGTAATCGCCGCAAAAGACGGTCATTAGTTCGTCAATCGTTATCTTTTCGCCCCGGCTCTTTTTGCCGGGGCCTGCTTGTTTCCCGTGTCCGTTTTGGGCATACTGTCAGAAAACACCGTCATGCACTTTTGCAGCAATTCGGGGTCATCGTCGCATAAGTCGCCAATATCGTCCAGGGTAAAGGCAAAGTCTTTGCCTGCTTTGCGGGCCCCGTGTTTTAGGCCAAAATAAACGAGCTTTAAAGCCCGTGTCAGGCTCATGTTTTTGCCTATGTTTTCCATATCAGACAATGCCAGCCCCTCAGAGTCCAAAAACTCCGAGAGGGCTGCCATGCCGTATTTGACAGGGTAATTTTTGCCTGCGCTTTCGATTTCGGTCATGTTTCAGCATTTAGTGATGTTGTAATTTAGGGTATCGCGCGGTTTTGATCGCTTAAGGTATCGCGGTTCTAATCGCTTGAAGTATCGCGCGGTTCTAATCGCTTAGGATTCCGTACCTGAAGTGATTGCACCGTTCACGGTAAAGGTTGCGCTGTAAGTCGTGTTATCCTCAACAGGTGCGCTCAAATTCAGTGAGGTAATGTATCCGGAACCCTCCCAGTAAGTATCGCTTGTTTCGTCGGTCGTAAATCGGAGTAAAAGCAGTGTACCATTGTCAAACGCCGTGAAAAGATCGGAAAATTTCTTATTTGTCGTGTCATAAGAAAACATCCCATCCGTTGATAGCGTTGCGGATTTTCGCCCTACCTCAGCAGTAGCCCACCCACCGCCTGGAGCGTCTTTGGTGAGCGTTTCCCGTGTTTCACGGGTCAAATCCAGGCTGCAAGTTGTTGCGTGCCCTATGGCAACCCCACCCATGTAAATGCGTAAGTCGGTGCCATTAACAATTCCTGATGTTGCCATTTTTTATTTCACTTTTGCGTTAAAAATTCGTCTTTATTTTAGTTTTACTTAGTGCCTTATATTGCGCTATTACCCCATATTTATTGCCTATCTGCGAATATTTGAACGCCTCTTTTTGGCCTTTCTTGCCTCTGGCGCCACATAGTAATTGTTCACAATTATCTCCTTTGGCTCCGTTTCCTCAACTTTCTTTCTCACAACGTCAAACCGCTCCTGATTATCTGCCGCAATAGCTACCTGCCAGGATATTAGCTGCCGGGCATATTCGCGCGTAACATCTACAATTTGCCCAGGTCTTAACCCGTCGTATTCTTTGAGGATGTGTACTATCATGGTTGTAGTCCGTTTGCGCGTGCCTGTCGTTGGTGAAAATTTCTGAAGCTGTCTAAAAGTGCGTTAAACACGTCTTGTCCGTTTAGTTCGGGCTCCAGGATATATTGACGGTATTTTTCAGCACTGCCAAAAATCATCGAGGCATAAAAACCGGATGCGTACCTCAAACTTTTGCCTACTTCGTCCGGAAGTTTTTTTCTGATTACTTTAGGGCCAATTTCGTATTCTTTGTACTTGGTGAAATAGTACTTTGTGGATCTCAATAAGTTGCCTTTAAAAATCTTGACCTTTCGCCTACTTTCGCCAGTGCCTGAATAGAAGTAATGATATTTTTCTCCGTATTCGCGGTCGTAAGTTTGCGATTTTGGATAGTCAAGCCTTCGCACATTGTACGCAACAACAGCGGATGCACGCCTCAATATTGCTTTTTTGGCTTCATCTGTCCCCATGCCGGCAACATAGCGGTTTAAGGCACCGCGAAATGCACGGTCATCAATAAAGAAAACTCCAGCCTGACCAAAATTGCCCGTTATTGCCATGTTGCCACTTTTAGCGTATTATTGCCATACTATCTCCGTTGCCTCAACCCGTAAACCTGATTTACAATAAAGACCTTTTCGTCAACTTCCATCTGATTGCTTTGTTGGTCTTTAAAATGCACGCTTTGGACATTTACGCCATTTATCGTGCCTTTGTAGCGATCTAAAGCAGTCCTGGCAGCTGCTGCAATGTCCTGAGCTTGTGTATAGGTCTTTGCATATGCTGTCAGCGAAAAATCTACAACGTCTAATTTGCTTGTACCGTCCTTTGTGTCAGAAGGTCCCGTTGATTCAATCATATACACCAAAAAAGGAAAAGCTGCGTCCTGAGTGGCTATATCCGGGTAAATACGCGTGCTTACTAATGCCGTTACCGCTGCATTTGCTGCCAGGATTCCATATATTGCTTTTCCGGTCATATTATTGCGCCCGTGCCTATCATGGCACATCTTAGGGTTTGAAATTGTTTGTCTTGACTTACCTCAATACCTTCAATGTCGTAGGCTTTCAAATCAAAAACTATTCGGGTGCGTTCTGTTATATCGGTGCGCCGTCTGATCGTAAAATTTGCATAGCTCTGCACCGATTCACGTCCTGCCCGCTCCATTTCGCGACCTTCAGTACCAGGATATTCAACAAAAGCCCAAACCGTTGCAAGGGCTGTATAAATCTCTACCCGTTCGCCGTATGTGTTTGTCGTTTCGGTATAGTTTTGAAGTTGGATTTGTCTATCCATCTTCCCTATCTCTTCGTTCTTGTTTTGTCGCCTCATCTGAAGTAGCTTACCCGATATGCGTTATAAAGGTGCATTGCGGCAGTGGGTAGGGTCATTATTGCGTCCTGCCTATCCTGGTACGCCGCTGCAATGGTTTTGAGCATCCCTATCTTTATAGGCGCCGGTACGTTTGCCGCATTTGCAAAGCCTGCCTGATACGTTACTTTTACCTTTGCACCCTGTAACGAAACTTCAGGAAACGTAACGTTTTCTTTGCGGATAATTAGCGGTGGTTGCGCTGTCGGATGCGTTTCGTATAAATCGGTGTTGAGCGTTTGTTCTGTCCCTCCCGTTGGCGTGTATTTGACGTGCGTTACCGAAATTAGCGGGCTAATAGATAGCCGTAATCCGTAATGGTAAAAGTTATCAAAGTACTCTTCAATGGTTTGCGGCAAAAGTGCCATTTGCAGATATTTTTCAGCCTCCATTCGAGCGGACGAAATCAGCAGGGCAATAAGTGCGTCATCATCTGAAGAATCTACCTTCAGATAGTTTTTGACCTCAGAAGCGGTTAAAGGCTCCGTTGCAGGTGCTGTCGCAATCTTATATGTGCCCGTTTCAAACATCGCTTTAAATTGCGGGGAGGGTTTTTAGCCCTCCCCTTCACCATAAGGAAACGAAAAATCAAAGGCTCTATGCCTGGCCCACCATCAGCTTAATGGCAGCAGGTTGAATCAGTTTACCGTCAACGCGTAACCAACCCAGGAACCCGTCCTCCAGGTAGTCCGCATAGCGCTCCTGCAAACGGATAAGTTCAAAGTCCTTTACCATGCGGATAACGTACTTTGACCAGTCGCCAAAAGCGGCAAACTTTTTGGAAGCGCCGAAATTGGGGAATGCTTGATTGATAACGTAAGGGTAGCCCAAAATCCGGTCAGGCTCCATGGGTGCAAAGGAAGGCTGCCAGATAGGTTCGTCATCGGTCGTGCCAAAGTCGAGTTTGCGGATGCTTGCGAGCGTGTTATCGCTGAACATGAAAGCGACGTTTGGCCCGGTACGATAGGCAGGGTCAACGGAATGCACCAGGTCAATAAATTCCTTTTTGTCAAGTGCCGTGTTGGATGCAGTGGTTTTGCCGGTCGTTGCACCGCCCGTAGCGTCCAAGATGCCGGTAGGCTTTCCAGATCCGTTGCCGTCGGTAAAGGCGTTATTGAGTGCCCGTCCGGATGCTTCGCCGAAAAATTGAGCGAGGTAGGAAGCGACAAACATTACATCTTCGTCCTGGATAAATTCCCAGGTCAGGTTTGCAATGTCGCTCCAGAGGTGCGCTCCGAATTGTTTGCGGCTGAAAGTGAACGCCCTGGAAGTCAAACCCGCTGCACGCGGTTCTGCCTGCCAGTTGCCCGTTTGCGAAGTATCGTCAATGGTGGGCCAGTTCATGGTACCGCCTCGAACGCTTCGATGAATGCGGGACGCCTGCAACATACCGCCAAAGGCTTTTTGCGTTACTTCAAGCTCACGCATAAACTCTTCAGGGATAACGTAGGCACCGTCATTTTGCGTGCTTGTTACCGCCCTGGTAACGTCATCGGCATTTACTCGACGCATTGCCTCAGCGTGGCTTTGAGGCGAAGAGCTTAACAGACGCTCGAAATATGCGCGGTATTGCGCCTTCGGGTCAGTTTGTGCCCTTGCACGTAGGATTTGCGGCTCTTGCACCTGGTTTAGTTCGCCGTCCCGCTGTAAAAGCGTGCGTACCATGTCCAGTTCTTTGGTGTACGCCGAAAAATCCGCGTTAGCTTTGTCCCATTGCGCCGATTCGTCGTCGGTCATCGTGCGCTTTTCGTCTGAAGCGCGTTTGAGCAAGTCCTGCATTTGGTAATGCACCCTCGCCCTTTGTTCAAGAATCTCTTTTTCTGATCTCATTGTTAAGAGGTTTGTGAAATTAAAATATCCATACGGCGAAGGTGTTCCGCCCGCCAGGTTTCAAAAATTTCTATTGCCGCGTCGGCCTCTTTGGCCTCTTCGGTCTCTTTGGTTTCATGCCCATCGTTTTCAGTATTTGCGGCTCGTGTGGCCATTTCTAATAGTTGACGGTAGCTGTATTTTTCCGGGTTATCTACCTGCATAGAGGTAGGGTAGTCCTCGATTTCAGAGATTAAGCCCATTTTAAGCGCATCTTTGGCAGTTAGCCAGTGATCGGCATAATCTTCGTAAAATTCCTTTCTGATATCATCCTCGCTCATGCCGGTGGATGCTGCCAGGGTCGAAATTGCGCTTTGATCGAATTTGTCGAGCATCTCAGCCGCTGCACGCAAATCTTTAGCCGTCCCAAAGGCAAAAGATCCGGTTGCGTGAATCATGAGTTTGCTGTTTAGGCTTGCATGGCGATATTTTGCAGCGGACCAGATATCAAAGCCCATCGAAGCGGCAATACCATCAACGTAGGTGTGAATCTCCGCTTTGCTGTTACGAATTGCCGTTACTATCGGATCTCCGTGCAACACACTACCTCCAGGGCTGTTTATCCGGATGTTGATGCGTTTGTTTGTGCGCTCCAGGTCTTTGATTGCCTTTACTACTGCAATGTCGGTAATGTCCTCAGATGGATCTTCGCCGAACATCGGCTCTGCCTTTTGGCCAATGTAGCCGTAAAGGTAGATTTCAGGGTTCATCCCTGAAGTGCCCTGCAATACCCTGAAGTAGTTATGTTGGTTGTGGCTATTGGTGGAATTATGCTGGTTGTGGCTCATTGTCGGTATCGTTTTGTCCAAAAAGTGATAACTGTTGCCCGCTCGTTGGGTCAACCATATTCATGGGCACATAGAATTTTTCCCCGCTGCCGTCAGGTATTGGGTTTAGACCTTCCTCTAAACGTGCCTCATCGCGGTTAATGATACCCCATTTCATCAGTGCATCAATTCGTTTTGCACGACTTTCAGCATCTGCACGAAGTAGGCTTTGCAAATCAATTCTGACTTCTTCAGTGTCCTGGGTAGATACCGGCAAAAGTTTGCGGGAAAACTCGCTTTGGATGTTTTTACAAAGCGGATAGAGCGTGTATTTGACAAAAGAAATGCCCAGCTCTTCGATATTGTTAAAGGTTGCGCGGTCCAGGTCCTCTAACAAGAATTGAGGCACGCCTGTAATGCGGGAAATATCGGATATGGTGAATTTCTTTGCGCTTTCGATCCCTGCCTCAATAGGGGATAGGCCAATTTTTTTGTATTGTGCCCCTTGTTCCAGGATTGCCGTTGCGCCTGCATTGTGTGAACCGCCGTAGGTCTCTTTCCAGGACGTGCGCATACGCCTGTATGATTCAGCGTCGAGTTTTTGCGGGACCTCTACAACGCCTGAAAGATGCGCTCCGTTGGCGTAAAAATTGTTTACATAATCCTGCGAAGATATGGCAGCTCCAAATGTGTCTTTGAAGGAATCCAGCACCTCGATACCCGTAACGCCGTCCCAGGATAGCCCGGAAATGTGCAAGATGCTATCAGGCGAGTAACGTGTCTCTTTTGTATTGTCTTGTTTGTAGGTGTAAACAACGCCGCCCTGAGATGTTTCTTTGACCTTCATTCGGTCAGGCATGAGGATCTTTAGGCTTCGCACTTCGCCCGCTCCAGTGCGTCCGATATAGGCAAAGAAATTGCCGTAAACGGTCAAATGCAGAATAAGCGTCTGCATGAAGTTGAACTTGCTATAAAGGGGAGAAGGTGAGCGACCGATAAGACGGGTAATTGGATGATCGGAGAGGCGTTCAGCGCTGTTTTCTGATACGCGGTAAACAGAGATGGGCAAAGATGCAACAACGCCTCCCAGGATTTGAATTGCACGCCAAAAGGCAGTTATTTGCATTACCGTGTCATTGGTAACGGTTGCGCCTGATTTGGATTTGGTTAGGCTGCCTAAAGTGGCTTCTGTAAGGCTTACATTTGGATTTTCCAGGGTTTGTTTTACGGCATTACTAACCGCCTGCATGAGTTTACCCTCTGCAATAAAAGCGGTTTTTGCCGTAAATAGCCCCCTTAAACGGTCTCCAAATGCCATAAAAAGCCCATTTTGGGCAAAAATAGGCTGTATTGACTTAAGGAGTGGTTAACTTTTACGGGTAAACGGCTTATTCGTCAAAATTGAAGCGAATTAAGTCGCCTTTGTTGAAATGTTCGCATTTGGCGTTATAAAAGCTGTATGCAGAGGTGTATTTGGGTTTTAAACCCAATTCCTTCCTTCTTTGCTCGATTTTTGCCCAGGCTTCTTTTTGTGTGATGTTTTCGGCGTTGGATAGGTTCAAAATACGGCCAAAATACGAGCTTTTGTCCTCTAAAGTGCGGATTTCTTGAATAAGATCATCCATTTTGCCTCCGTTTTAGTGCAAAAATAGCGGTTTTTTACCTGTTTTGCAAGGGTATTTAAAACCCCTACACCAGCTTAAGCTGCTTTGCGTTGTAAATATGCAGCATTCCTTTTGTCTCTGGTACGGTGCATTCGACGACGTATCGCCATTGGCCTGACGTATTTTTGAATGCTGCAACAACAATGCCGGGGAAAAGGTAGCCTTCTGCCTTTTCTACTCTGTCGCCAACTGTGAAATCTTGACCTGTTAGTTTTTGGCCTATTGTCATTTGCAGGATTTCAATGATTTTTTCAGCATATATTGACCCGTCTAAAAGTTCTGCCTGGAAATGCTTAAACCATTCGATTGGGGTTAGATCCTCCCTATCCATCCCAACGCCGTACTTTGCTTTTCCCAGCTCCATTCTTGACCGGATTAGGTCAATTACTTGTTCTTCAATGTGGCTCATGTTTTAGAATTTATGTTTGTGCGCTTTGTATTACATCTTTAAAAACCCTTCAAACCGCTCCGAATTGTATACGCTCGTGTCATTGCCGTTGATGCTGTTAAGATAGCCCGCAACACACATAGCAAGTACGATAATGCCGTCAATCTTTTCCCTGGAGGCTTCTTTGTCGGGCATTTTTAGTCCCGTGTGATTGATACGGATATTGACGTTTCCGCACATCCACCGCAATATTTCGTCGTTGTTGTGCTGAAGTATGTTTTTACTGATCGCTTTTTCAATCCAGCTTACAGGCTCGTTAAAATTTGTTACCGTTTGCCGGATAGGCTCCATTGGTGCGTTTTCGTTTGCAA